CACCGATCCATTTAACCTCAGCGGTGGAAGAGGTAATATAGCAAACTATATAGTAGCAAATGACTCACGTGTAGCACGATAGCCAAAGAAATCGAAAGCAGTCATCGCCCCAGCAAACCCCACTTGCACCTGTACATTACTGGCAGGCACGGTGAGCGAGAACATAATACTGCTCTTTGACACACCTTGGGTTAGGGAGAAGTTCTGCACAATACCACCATTTGATGTTGTGGGCGTAGTCACCGTAGTGGTGCCCAAAAATATCATGTGGATGTGGTAATTACCAGTAGCAACACAGGAAAAGGTCACAAAATTAGCAGCTATAGCGGCACCATCAAAGAAGCGAGGTCCTGTACTCCCTATGAATGAAGTCCCCGTGCCTGCAAGAGCCCGTACCATGTTGGCGACCGGTTGTGTGACTAGCAATTCTACAGTGTATTCAATGTATAGGTCACCCAACGGATTATTAGTCGTGGTTCCGTACGTGACATAGCCAATACGACCCAAGTCTATCAACTTTGGATCGCCAGTTGGGTTATCATCACACAACCTAATTTTAGAATCACAAGGGTAAACCATAGACGCTGAATCCCAAACAGGTCCATCTGCAGTTGCCTGATATGAAGAAAGGTCGGCCCGATCAGCAGGACCCTGATCCTCAGAATCAGGGTCCCCGAAGAGAGCCAGCCTGCCAACCTCAGTAGTGGCACACAATGGTACATAATGCAAAGCCAACTTACGAAACACATACTGATCATAATGGGCCGCAATGCCTACTAACCAGTTAAAAACTGGGGCAGACATTGGGTTAATACGATACAAGTTATGGCTAAGGTTGTTATTCACCCTAAAAGGTGTTACATTGTCTGCAATGATAGTGGAGACAAATTCCCTATGAGTTACAACAATGCCCTTCTTAGTATGCGTAATTTGTGGCGACAAGTTAACTTGCCTCTGTGACTTAACTACTGGAGCAGATACAAATCTGCTTCCGCGCATCAATTTCTTGTTCGATTGAGACATTTGTGAGTTATTTATGGGATCCAGCAACCCAACCGGACTGTTCATCCCACCACCAATGGAGTGCCGTGCAGTCTCTTGGCATTTATATTAGCACATCAAATTGTATTTAGCACATTAAGGTGGGACCCCATGACTCGGAAACCGTGGGTTCGTCAAGCCCATACATGTCCTGCGGTTTACACACCTACTCTGAAAAGACACCCCTGGGTTCGTAACTCCCCAGGGATGAACCAATGAGCAAGTTAGCATAATAGCTTTCTAGGGCCAATTGTTCATCAGGTGTAATGTCAAATGCCCAATAAAATGAAGCTCGAGCGGCGGGGTGAACATCCCCATACCGCCGGTTCATTCCTTTGCTCATATTGGTGAAACTCCAAGGTAACAACTCCTCAGAAATTTTCCTTTTCATACCACACCTCTGATAAGTCCTGTACACCTCCTGGAACACTGGAAGCTGACCTGCCATAGCCAAACCTCCAGTACCAACAGCATCCAGCCAACCCTTAAACTCTTTGGCAGAGGAAAAAGGTTTCAACATGACCGAATCCTTGTTGATAGCGGTGTGTGGATTCCGACACATGACCCAAGATGAGCCATCGAAAACAGGTTTTGTCTGGCAGAACTCGATCTGATCGAATTCATACACAGGTTCTTCGATAGCCATATTAAAGCCAAGAGCCAAAAACCAATCGTATAGCCCTTCGGAAAAGAGTGATAGATCCGAAGATTCAATAAAAACTACACAATCGTCACCATTGTTAGCGAGTTGACCATCTATACCTTTGGAAAGAAGGTAAGCTTTAATCATACTGCACATCAACACGCAATTTCCAAGAGAAGTGTTCATATCCCCACTCATTCTGGTTCCAACGACATTGTACTCCAACTTTCCATCAGGAGTATAACCAGAACAGTGATTCAATTCCTGCAGTTTCAACAAGCGTGCTAACCTCTCCTTGTGTTTACGCTGGGGAAAGCATTTAAGATACACATTATGCTCCCAACGCAAAGCATCCAAAGACACATGTTGATCAAACCTACTGGCATCCAAACCAATAGCTACAGGATTACGGAACATATCCCACTTCTCTTTCAATAGTTCAGCACTCCGCGAAGCATTCACACCCTTTATCACAGTCTTGTGGCCAAACATCTTACCAAGACTCTTAAATAGGCGCTCCTCTAAGGGCTTCAAATACCTCCCAACCCTGATGTTGAATTTTGGGTCTCTTGGAGATATCACACGAGGGACAGGATCTTTCTTACTTGTGTGGTCAGTTTTCTCAAACTTCACAAACACATTCAGCCTACTGTCATTCTCAAGATTCGATTCCGTGGCACGAATCTCCTCCAAAGCCTTCCTATAAACATCCTTCTTGCGGCCCTTATAAGACTCGACGAACTCGTCGTGACTAATCGGGGCGGTCGAGGGAAGAACCTTCTTCAGAAGTCCCCACACACTTGTCATCGTGCGTGAGAAATGACCATTAGCTGGACGGGGCGGCCGCACGAACTTACCATCTGATTTGACGGTAAACACACGCTCGACGACCGCCCGTTGCAAAGTCTGTATATCATTATTGAATGGCACAATATCAACATCTCTACCTACTTTACTCACTCTAACATACTTACGTTCTTTGGGTACACCCACAGTGGTTTCCCACTGCAAACAGTCGGGGGGGAAGACGGATTTATGCGGCTTCCCATCGATGGGGTCAAAGATTACTCTTTGACCCCCATCGATAGGAACAACATTGAATGCATCTGTTGCTTTTGACCATTCACACCCCCGACCTGTGGCCTCTGTTGGGCACCCCTAAAAGGCCAAGTATGAGGGAGGATCAACCTCCCCCATACCGGCCAATCGGAATATCCTGCCGAAAACGCTTTCTGCCCGGTTCCTCTTCTCCCATTCAGTAGTTGTTGTAGCTAGTTTCATCATCTGGAAGTCCTT